CCCGTGGTCTGGGATCCCTTGTTTACATACAAGGACCGCCTCCCCTGGTTCATGACCGGGGAAGTCAAACCCGGAGAGAAAGCACTCCCGGGCCAGACCGTCTCCGCTGGCCGCGTGACGGTTAGAGAGGTGCCCTACGTAGGGCAACTCATCTGGCTTTTCCAGAACTACACGTTCTGGGGCCGAAACCTCCGTCCCAAGCGGGGCGAGGGGAAAGTGGACACGTCTGACCGTGACCGCATGATCAACTTCCTTACACAGGGGTTGTGGAGCTCGGAGGATCCCCCCTCCGGGCCGTCTTCCAGGGGTTACGTATCCTGGAAGTTCAGGAAGCCAGTACCTTACTGGTTATCCAGGTTGCTTGCTACGTTGCAAACCACCGAAGCGCTGATGAATCAATTCATCCTCGCGTTCCCTGACTTTGACTGGTCATGGGAGTTTTACGACGGCTGTGCATGGCACGTCGTGACCCATCTCCTGATGACGGAGGCGGGCAAGTCCAGTCCCATGTCGGACCGAGACTACAACAGGATGGGCTACGTCATCCTGAAGAATCTCCGTAAGGAGATCAAGAAGGCCGTCCACACGACGTTCGACCTTCAACATGTAGTGGATTCTCTTCCCTACATGTTCCGCTGGATGAAGCCATTTCTCCTGCGGATCTCGGGGAGGTGTTCGCGCACCTCTCTGTACTCCGGTCTGCTCATATGCCAGACACGGGGAGCCTCACTTCCTCCATTCGAAATGGGGAGGAGGTCGCTGGAGACCTGGATCAAGGTCACCACGAGCCCGACGGCGCCCTTGGCGCCGGGGGTAGCCAAGCACCTCATCGATAGTGTGCTGGAACAGCACCGGGAGATTGACACCACCGGGCTGGAAGAGGAGATCGCTCATGCAGGTCGCCTCGAAGTCTCCGCGACCGCGTCGCTCGGAGTCACAAGGCAAGAGCTGGGAAAGCTCGAAGCCGTATCCCAGATCCTTAGCTTAGGCTGGGAGGTACCCATCTACGATTTACGGGATGGGAGACCGGTGGGGAAGATACGCCACACCGGGGAAAATACCGGGACATACCTGTTCTGGTATTCCGTCTGGTTCTGTCTGAACCACGACGAGAAGGCTTCTGAGATAGAAGTCTTCACAGTGGACGAGCAGGCTAAAGCCCGACTCGTCTCGAAGAATCACATCTGTGTGAATCTTCTCCTTTCCGTGCTCGCGAACGTATGCGCGGCATGGTTGTCCCGGGTGCCATCGAGCAAGTCCGGGATGACAGCATCCCATCACTTGTGGGAGCTGTACAAGCGGATGGGGGAATCAAACCCCTCCGCGGGGTTCCTCTGGGAAGAGGAGCTCGTGAGTGCCGACGGGATGACCCGCGTGCACCCTCGGGTCGCAGCTTTGTCTGCAGACCTGAAGACCGCCACAGACTTAGGCTGTTGGTCGGTTGGCCGTGTTCTACTAGGGACACTGGCCTGCTCATGTTTGGGCCTCGGACGCTGGTACGTCGGGCTCTGCCTGCGGTTCCTATGTGGACCGCGGGTCGCACATGTGGAGTCCCTCCGCATGGGCTTGGACGGCGTGGTAGAATCCTCGCCGTATACCATCCGGACCCAAAGGGCCTGGCTGATGGGTGACATGGGAACCAAAGTCATCCTACACCTGGTAAATATTTCATCCAGGCGTCTCGCGTTCGTATTAGCGAACGAGATCTCCGCGGGGGCAGGGCCCAACGCGGAAGTGGACTCGGTGTACTGAACACCGGGTCTTCACAGTGACTTTCACATCACTGCGCCGTCTTGGCGGAAACCAAGACGGTTAACCCTTCGGCAAGCCACTGAAGGCTCTAATTCCTTTTCAGGAAAACCTACGGG